TGCCTTAATAGCGGAACCAGCATAAAAGGTTCCTTTCTTACTGTCAACATTAGTATCCCTAAGGATAACGACTTTAGCCCCATTTGCTGGGGCTGAGTCCATTGCGATCGTTGTAGCGTTGGCAAATGAGTATTCAGTTGTGTTTTGGATCGTACCGTCAATTCTTACCTTGACGTCGGTCTTATCTAAATATGGAAATGTAAATGAATAGTTCGTTGTCGAACCATTCCCTGTATAATTAACTTGTGTTACAGCCATTTACGCTATTTTGTAAAGTGATCGGGCGGATCATTTAATAGGTTTAGCCTCTAAGGCTTCTATTTGTTTATTTAAAAGGTCGTCTTTCTGGAACTGTCCAGAAGATCTAAACCTTTGTCCTAGTTGATCCATCTTATGTAGATGCTGTAGTCTCTGAGCCCTAGCTCCGAATTCCTTGTCTTGTAACAACATTGTCCAAGCTACTTTCTTAGCATCTCTAAAGATAGTTCTAATATATTGTCCGTGTCTATAACTTTCAGGTTCATTAGGTCTATTCTCCATTCTATCTTGTTCCATCTTTTTAATAGATTCTAACATTTCAGGAGACGATAAACCTTCAAGTTGCCCTTCTATATTCTGTTGACCCATATAGAATTGGAATCTAGATTTAAGATCTGGATGACCTTCTAATGGTTGTCCTTGAGGACCAGTATTGAATGTTTGTTTAAATCTTATACCACTTCTAAATAGTAACTCACGAGTTGGTGTAGTGCCTATATTTAAGTTGACTGGTAATAAAGCGTTTGTTAGACGCTGCATTGGATTCCAATCTCTAAGTTTTTCACCATTTAAAACATCATATTTAAAAGGCAGCATTTCACCAGGAGTAACTACGTCAGCCCAAAGATTTCTATTACCTACACTTTGCCAGAAACCAGTCTCTAATTCTCTCATTCCAGGCGATAGAACTTTACCTACTTCATTACGTAATCCAGATAAAGGTATTTGATTGTTAGCAAAATTAGCTGCTACTCTTTGCCAATCTCCACCACCACTAGTGAATAGATCTTGTAGTTGAAGTAAACCAGCTAAGAATGATTTATTAGTAACGTTAGCACTGAGGAGATAGCTCATCTTACCGAACTGATTTTCAGCCCAAGCATCACCCATTACTTTCTGAGCATCTACTACATCAGCAGTAAAACTTAAGAACATATTAAATGGTTCTAAAGATTCATAACTGATATACACATCACCTACTCTAAATGATCTTGGCTGCCAACCTGTAGATTGCATCCAAGTATCTCTAAGTCTCCTATCAGGAGGACCATTACCTGTAATATTACCGTTTAACGCCATCAAAGCAGCAGTACTTGTGACACCATAACCTATACCCATACGTCCACGCATTGTGGCTTTGGCTATTTCAAGATCATTAGCACTCTTAATACCGTACTTGATCATGTCTGGGTCATCCCAAGCCTTAGTCATTATATCGACATGCTCACCTATAAAGTTATTGAGAATAGGTGTATACTTAGATGTCATCTTCAGAGCGTTCACACCTGTTCTAGCGAACAAGAAGAATGGTCTTAAGAACGGTTGCTGTTCAAATATTGTATCAAGTTTCTTTATTGAACCTGTTAGCTCTTGTGTAAGTTTAGCTTCATCTGCAGCAAATAAGGCCATTTCATCAGTAATAGTACCATCTGCAGCGAATACTTTATTTTGAAAAGATCCTTCAGCTGCATCAATAAGTTGGTCTATATCCTGATCTGAAACAATAGTATCACTATCCTTTAATCTTTTCCATACATCATCATGAGCAAGTTGTCTCAACCTACCTCGTGCGATGATTTGAGAGAAATATATATCCATGGATTTCATAACCCGTGGACCATAATTCAAGAATGGTACTTTGTTCATATTACGTAACATATCAGCAAAGTGAGCACCTGCTTTTTCACCAAGTGTCCCATACTGATCGAAGTAAGACATCATTTGTCGCCATTCGACGTCACCTTTACTTTGAGTGAAGCCTCTCCAACCTTCATCAGTCATAGAATATGATTGAAAATCAGCTACGGCTTTCTTCCAAGCATCGTTTCTAGCATCAATCATACCAGCTAAGTTAGCGTATGCACCACGTACAACGTCTTCATTCTTACCTGTAGCACCGATAATGGTAGCAACAGGACGCATAACAGTACCTAAACCTGTACCAACTAAGGCACGAGCGGGAGTTTTAGGACCAGACAGCATGGAATTAACTCCCATTGTCTGCATTTCGTTTAATATTGCATTACGTTGGTACCCATCTACACCTCTATAACCTTTTAATTTACGTGTAAAGAAGGTTTGCATGTCCTTCCACATCTGCTTATTACCGTTTCCAGTAGCAGTAAAGTGGATAAAGGACTCCAATAAGTCATTATCAACATCACCTTGTAACAATTGTTTAAATGTAGCTACGTCTGCTGCAGCTGAATCGGCTGCCTTACCACGTAAATTAGCAAGTTCAGGACTATCTTTTAGTTTATTACCAGAATTAAATCTTCTAAGGTTGAAACTAGATAACATACTAGTCTCTTTACGCATCCTAGCAATAGCTGAATAGCGTGCCATGATGCCATCTAATAAAGATCCATCAGCAGCTACGTCGATTTGATCAGATACACTTAAAGCAGCTTTAGCTAAATCCCTAGATTCATATAAAAGTTGACCTAATATAGTATCAGTAGCTACTAACTGTGCGTTGTTAAGAGTACCTAAACCTTCAATAACAGTAGGATTTTCTGAATTTATACCTTTAATATATTTAATTAAATCCTCTTGAGGAATCTCCATCACACGGCTGTGACCTGAATCATTTAAGAATTTAATGAGATCACCTGATGCTTCTGCTAAATCTTCTGCAATAGCTTGTGGCATTCCTTCACCATATAGCTTTTGATAAGCAGGACTAACTGAAAGTGTTTTAGCAAGTGCGTTACGTTCAGCAGTTACAGTTCCTGGTGCATTGTACTCAAGTCTTCTGATAGTTGCTTCTGTCAGATTGCCTTCAGGAGTGCCGTATCTTTGCATAGGGTCCTGACGTATCTGAATCATATCTCTCACCCCTTTGACGGGATTTGTAGAGCTACTCAGAGCTTGATTGTCAGTTACATCTCCTCCTCTATAATAAGCAGGATTCTTTCTAGGTGAACCGTTAGCTAAATCTAGTTCTAATTGTTGTTCAGCTAGTTCTTGATTAGCCTTCGCTTGTCTTCCACTTCTAAGTGTTGGATCACGATGTGGGCCCCAATCAATCTCTTGCTTATCAGCATAAAGCTGCATCAATTCATCTTTATTCTTTTGATCTAATTTCTTCCAAGGATTAGTTTTACGCCACTGTTTTATACCAACTTGTACTTTACCTTTGTTTTTTAATTGTCTAAATAAACTACGTTCATAAGCTGCCTTAGCGCCCATCTCTACAGCTTGACCTTTTAATTGGTAATCTAATTTACTACTAGCTTCTACAGCTTTAGTGAGAGGATTCTCTATAATAGCTAATTTCTTACCTTGTTTCTTAGCGGCATCAGAATAAGCTCTAAGCCCCCAACCACCAGTCTCTGCAGCTACGTCAAATAAACCACCAATACCTAAGCCTTCTCCTATATTCCATACAGAACGTTGGAAAGGTGACATACTTTCAGTTGTAGCTATTGGTTCTAACCAACCAGACCATTGAGGTTTGATATCAATTAAAGTTCTAGCTAGGTTTTGTTCTTGGGATTGATTACTGATAAAGTCATAGACTCCACCTTGTACAGCACCCATTCCTACACGACCTACACGGCTACCTTTAGCAGCCAGAGCTACACCTTTAAGACCTTTCATACCCCACATTATTTTACCAGTACCTACAAGACCTGCTACCATTTCTGTACCAGTTCTTACGAATTTACCCCATTGGGTTTTCATTATAGGTTTCTTGGTAATCAACCAAGGCGCTCTATAAGTATAAGGGTTTTCAGGATCATCAGGTTTGTAGAAATCTTTATCAAGGAATTTAGGTAAAGAACCAACACTGTTATATAAATCTATTGCACCACCAACTACAGCTCTACCAAGCTCACCTTCAGATTTAGGGATGTCTTCTTCCTTACGATTATCTTGTGGATAGAAGTTAGGGTTAAATGGATTTAAAGTAAAATCTTTACCACCTATGTAGTTACTCGGCCTTTCAGTTTGTTGAGGTTCTTCTTCAACAGGTATACTTTGTGCAGCAGCTTCTGCTTCTGCAGCAGCTTCTGCTTCTTTACGTTGACGTTCATCGATTGCTCTTAGATCGTCATCCATATTATCCATTAATGTACTCATTTCTTACCTCCCATCATGTCAGCCATTGCTGGTATAAGTGATAATCTTGCAGCCATTTCAGGTGTAAGGTGATTAGGCAGAAAACCCATCTCAGCAAAAGGTACTGCCCATGCTGGATCAAACGGTGGAGATTTTAAGGATGATGGCCTTCCTAACCCAGGAATAACTATACCTGAATGCTCTCCGCCCTCTATTCTGAATGTTGAAGTATCATCACACATTTTAAGATATGCACAATATCGCTGTTCTTCTTCACCAAAGTAAGTATCTTCATCAAAGACGCCTTCTGTCATCAATGTATCAAGCCATTCCCCCGATGTCTCATAAAGACCAAAGTTACCCATTTGACCTAAGCGTGCAGCTGTAACAAGTTCACTGACTTTAGCCTGGCTATTATCTGTGTTAATCTTACCTTGTGGAGTATCAGCTGTATTGTGTGCTTTACCTGGATTCGTTACATGAGATTCCCTAGATTCTAGGACAGAAAGACCTGTTCCTACATTATTTGCATTTGAATTTACTTCTACAGTAGTTCCACACACAGCTCTATAAGCTTTAGCGAGTGAGGGCATACAAACCACATCTCTACGCCACTTCTCAGTTACATACTGTGGTACTTTATCAGTACCTTTTGCTACAAGTTTTAAACCTAAACCATGCTTTTCATTAAGTTTACTGATGATATCAAACGAGCTTTTGGTTATGTCTGTATTTTCAATGTAACGTACAAATTGAGGAACCTTACCAGTTCTTGCATATCTCTCTAAATGCTCTTTCTGCCTAGATGTTAAAGCATTTTTTTCATAAACTGATTCAGGATTTTCTTCAATTTTCTTTCTTAAAAACGTGTCTTCTTCATGATCTTGTTTAGCTCCAGGGTACTGCCAACCTCCAAGCATCGTGTGATGCCACATATTACCTTCAACATCTTTACCTTTATCAATTTCTTCTATAACTTTATCTCTTGCGTATGCAGCTCTATCTTCAGGGTAAGCATGTTTTGCTCTACCTTCTTCACTATGGTAATAGCGTCTAAATCTTTCAACTGCCATATTTTCCATATGAGCAGTCTTTTCATCAGACCCACCTAAGTCAGGGGTGTATTTACCCATACCTATGATTTTCTTCTTCAGAGTCGTCATGTAACCCTTCCCTTTATTAGGAAGCTGTGCTATACTATCAATTGCTTTATCTTTATATTTGTCAATAACAGTTCTAGGTATACGTGGGTCTCCATATAATCTAAACTCAGTAAGATCTCCTTTAAGATACAAATCTTCTGCCCAAGTCATAGCTTCCCTTTCTTCCATCTCTTCCATGTTTTCTATATCTTTTAGATAAGAAAATTCTTTATCTTGCCAATTTAAACCATTAGCTGTGATGGAAGCTTTAAGTTGATCAAGCATATTTTTAGTAATAGGCTGACCACCATTGGATTTCCTGAATTGAAATATCTGCGATTGCACGTTAGTTGATACATCTTTTATTAATGTATCATGAGCCTGTTCATCAAGTTTAGCACGTTCGTTGATTATTTTATATGATTCCGCAAATTCCTCTGGATGGTCAGTTCCTAATGATGTCGTCCTACCTTCAGGTACATAATCCACTATCTCATAAAATTCATGAGATTTCATCTTACCGCTTTTTAACAAGTTATTTACTCTACGTATCTCTGACCGACGCGACGAGGCTACCTTCGTAGGATCGTAACCCTTATCCTTTCCAAGGCCAGCCCCGATCATGTAAGCATCATGAAAAGCTTTACCTTTATTTTCCGTCCCAGCAAGTTTACCTTCAAGTATTATAGCAGAAGCTGTCTCCTGCTTCCGGTTTGTAAACTCACTTTGTTTAGTATAAAGTAATGAATTAAATGCATCTTCCTTCTCATTCATGTGAGGTTTAACGTATTTAGCGATAAACTCTGGTGTGAATAATGGGTTACCTTCTGAATCTTTTAACTTATCAACAAAATCAACTTCCATTGCATTCCAAGCTGATCTTAATAGTGCTGTATTATCTCTAGTTGTATCAGCTAGAGCATCTCTAACTGTACCAGGATAACCAAACTCTCTAAGATCCATATTCTGGAAAGTTGAATTATAATAATTCTCTAAACCTTCTGTACCATATCTTTTACCTAATAGTTTATGAGCTTCAAGCTTTTGTAATCCACTTAATTCATCTATAGCTAGTATCTGTTCATTAGT